GTTGCGTATATGTTTATGGGTAAACAACAGCAAACTGAGTTCTTGAATGAGGTTATTAATATCCATCCACAGACTGATAAAATAATGGATTCTATTAATCTTATGGATGAAAGTATTTCGTTACTTGATGCACAATGGAAAAATCTACCGAATTACTATGTATCACTTATGGCAACGCAGAATGATTTATTGGGTGGACCTTCTGATGTTCTGATATGCAACGGTGATAAGATAATACATGGATTTTCTGTAAAGTATAACAACCACAACACATACAGTCCATCTGGTAAAAACTTTTTAACTATCGAAAGTATAAAAGATATTTACAAAGAATATTCAAGAGTCTTGCCATCATATCTTGTAGAGATGTATGTAAAAAGAGGTAAGTGTATGTATTTGCCAAATAGTAAATACACAACTTGGGATAGAACGCGAGATGTTGCTACTGTTGATAATTTTATTGATTTTATAAGAGATAAGGTTATTATTGATTGGGATAATAAACCATTGGAAGAAAAAATAGAAATTCTAAAGGATGGATATCACGCTAACACCACCATTGATTGCTCAATTATCACAATAAGTTCTAATGGAAAAAAATTTAAACATCAACCAATGCAGATGCTTCCTGAAGATATTGCTGATATAACATTGGAAAAGTATGGTAAATCGCGTATTAATTTCTTGGTAAATGGGGTACCAATGGCTTATGTACAACCAAAACCGAATAGTGGGTTTATAAATCGCGCTGGTAAAAAAAACCCATTTATAGTTGGTGATAATGTTGAATACGGCGAAGCAAGTTTTGACACCTCGTGGAATTTTGGTGTGATACATGTCAATATAAATATATAAATACATCAAGTATTAGAATTATTAAAAACTATGGGTTTAACTATGCCAAGACTTGGACAATTCCAAACAACAACTGCATTGGTTGGTGTTAGATGATATCAGAATTATATAGAAGTGATTATGATGGTGAATTCGTAATTACTAATACAATTTTCAAAGACGGTAAGAAAGAACAAGAACGTGAATGGGTTGAAACCCCAATATCAAATAAGCATGTTAGTGATAGAGCGACATGTATCGCTGATGGGACAAGTATTGAAGGTTTCTTACTGAACCGTTTAGAAGGACATATAGGTGGGTTACTTGGCAGTCTTAGTATGCAGGTATATGGTGTACAAGATGTTTATAAAAAACTTAAATGTGATTTTTTAGTTGCGTTGAATCAAGATACATTAGATGATATTAAATCCATTGGGTATGACGTAGATAACATTGTATATACATCTACCAAAGGGTGCTTAAACAACGAGGGTGCATTTTATTTAATCCCACAAAGTACAAGAACAACCCCACATGCAACTGCAGTATGGCTTGCTTGCTTTGATGAACACAAAGAAATATTCTTATTTGGGTACGACCAATTCAACGATAATGCAATAGAACAAATAAAGATGATTAATTCAGTCAATGAAGTTATGAAAACTTACTCAACTGTTAAATTTCATCATGTGCGCAAACATGGGGAAATGCCTGAAAGTTGGAAATACCTACCCAATGTTGATTCGATGTCAATACAAGAGTACGTATCGTACGCTGATATTTCTTAATATATAATCTTCCCTTTAACCACTAACGTACTTGGTAAGTTATCTTTGACTAGGCTTGGTGTATTCGTGTGATTTATATTCCCATGTACAGTTAAATTATCAGGCAATGATTGCATTAGTGTGTTCGTGAGTCATAGGTTTAAATCCCCATCTATTTTATTATTTCTTACTCCCATTGAGTATAATAATAATTTCTCGTCATTAATTGACATTAACTCATCTGATTAGCATGCATCATTATTGTTTATTCATTGCCATCAACTGTAAATTTCTTCTACTGTTTTAATTCGTTTGTAAATATCATCAATTTTCAATGTAGCCCATAATCCAGGGTGCAATGGCTTGGGGATAATTCCTTTATCAATCCATGTATATCCGATGTGCTCGTGATTTATTAATGGTATAAATTCGTCATCTAATAAACAGAAAAATGTGTGGTAGTAAAAGTTATTATTTGGACTTGTGAACTTTTCAATTGGTATTAATTTTGTGTACAATGGCATACTTCCCATTTCCTCAGTGCATTCTCTAATGATTGCATCCATGAGAGTTTCGCCGTTTTCTATCTTTCCGCCGGGTAACCCCCAACGTTCAGGATACTTAATATCATCCCTTAGTAAATACAAATACCGTTGGGTATTCTGTGCAAAAAACCATATACCAACCGCTTCTTTTATAATACTAAACTCCATTCACCGCCTGGATAAACACCCTCAACAGAACGTATCCATTGTGTACCATTCCACTTGTATTGCAGACCAGTTGTTACGTTAGTGACGTAATCTTTATTAGATGAGTTACTCGAATCAAACACAACATCCCAATTAGAACCATTGTATTCAATGATGTCGTTTGTGTTTGCTATCAATTGCACATCGTTTGTACCTTTCCAAGCAGTAGCAACGTCATTTGATGGATTATTAACATCTCCTGTGCTTTCCGTTAGTAGATATCGTTGGCCTGCAGTAGCACTAGGAAACACTGTAGTTCCATTGAGAACACCTGGTCCACTTCTAAGTGGATTCACAACCGCATCAATTGCGGATACTGTATTCGCGGGAACGGTATCCACATCAACCGTGAATAGCATAATATTGTCATCCGTTGGATGAAATGCAATTGTTCCTATTATTTCATTGCCTGTAGTATCGTTTGTTAATCTCATTTGACTAATACCGCTTTTAAGTTCGCCGTATTCCTCTATTACTGCTTTCCAACTAACATTACTAACTTGTGTTGTTACCGGGTCAAATGATGTATTTTTAACATCTTCTGTGTCGTTTGCTTTGAGAATCTGTAGTTGGTTTCCTATTAGTAATAGTTGATAACCATGTGGTGTAATTTTTGCTCTGGTGCCTAATAGTATGTCATCACTATTCAATGGGTCAAAATTGGCAATGTCATTGTCATCAAACACACTAGATATGATTTTATGGATAACACCCATCTTAGTAACACGTGCAGGCAAACTAATCCAAATAGGAACTGTAAATTGTAATGTAGCAACATCTATTGGTTCATCTGTTCCTACTGGAACCGAACGTGAACTCCAATTAACATCATTGAGTTCAACTACACTTAAACTTGTCCAATCAAGATAGTTATCAGTGCTTTGTATTTCCAAACTTGGATTAAATAGTGGTAATATTTGTTCAATTATTTGTAATTTCTGCTGAGTATTACTAGTCCATATATCCAATGATATATTTAAATCATAAGGAGAAGGCATTGCTCTTTCGACTGTGAACGCATTGCCTTGTGTTGATTCGTATGTCTCTGTGCTGCTATTGTATTCGCGTTGTCTAACTTGTATCTTACCAACGAACTGAGGGTCTTGTACTCTATCTCTTGCGTAAACCAATCCACTAATATGAAATGACATCATCGGAACGTTCAAAATGCTACTTTGTGAGTTATTCTGAATTATGTGTTGTACTTGTCGAGATGCATCACCGTATCTAACAGGTACAGTTAAGTATGTTGGATTTCCTGTATCATCTTTCCCGTACTCCACTTGGTAATGGCTGAACATTCTAGTGAATTGTAATAGAAATCGTCTAATTTGTGCATCGTAATGGAATTGTGTTGCCATATTGTTCTCTAATTATCTGCTGATGGTCGTAACAAATCACTAAGACCTTGTAATGTAGGAATGTCACCGCGTTCTTTAGTTCTTAATGTATCTGTGTTATTTATAAACCCACTACGTTGTGTCTTGTTATCTGATGCACCTGGTGTTAAATTGGTTCTAACGTTATCTTCTACCTTTAGCCAACGGTTGCCATCGAATCTGAATAATCTATTTGGGAAGTAGTCTAAACGAAGTACGTAGTCGCCTACTAATGCATTCGATGGAAATACAGTACCTGGTGTGACGGGTAAGCCATTTGGTGGTAGTGAGTTACCTGTTAGGTATCCGGTTAACCAACCATTGGCGACAGGTGTTATTGATGACTTGTCTGCTTTGGTTTTGTCCGAGTCAGCAGTATGCAACGTGTTGTCAACCGAGACTCCATGACTATCATCGGGAATATTATCACCCCCGACAGGTTCTATGTAGAATTTACTAACATCGTAACCACTAAGTGGTAACTCAGCAACTGCTTGTGTTACAATTGCCTCATTAATTTCTGTATTCTTATTATGTGTGCTTATTAAGTCGTTAATTGTTCCCGCAGAATAATCATCTGCTGTGAATAAATCACTATCGACGGTTATATTAATACTATCTACACTATCGCATATATTTCCATCCGCATCAGCAGGGTTGGCATATATATCCAAAACACTTTTGTATTCTTGACTACCTACTAGTGGAGTCGCTTTAACACGCCATAAGTGTGGTTGCCATGTTTGGCTAAAACCCTCACTGGCAAATGATGCATCTTGCACTACATACAATTTCGGCAATGCAGTTTGTATAGATGTATCTAGTGGGTGAAAATCTTTTAAGTTGGGAACTTCAATAACATCACCAGCCATCAACTTACGTGCCATTGTATCAATCATGTTATTGTAATGGAACGTAATGAATAAAGTATCTTGTTGTAGGAATAAGCCGAATTGACTTAAATCGAAGTCGATATCTTGGATATTATAAACACCACGCATTTGGTACACATCGGAATCATAACTTCTGTCTCTGTTTTCAAGAAGTAATAAATCTTCAATAAAGGTAGGGTCTGTTGTTGTTGACCCTGGTTGGGTAGCATCGAAATTTTCAGCACTTGGTGATATAGTAGCATCTCCTGTCGGAGTTGGACATAAATATTTGTGTATGAATATGTCAATGCCACCAACCGTGTACATTTCCGCGATAGTTCTATCTAAGAATCTGTAATCACTCGTTTTATTTTGGCGGTATAAACTTAATCTAGGCATATCATGTAAATGAATTCTTATTCATGTATTTATGCAGAACTATTCTTACCATTTTTGTTAAATGTAGGATTAATTGCATAAAATATTACATTTTGATAACTAATTACTAAAATAAACTTAAAATTACACATACAAGAATGGCAAGAGGAAAAACATTAGACCAAAAGGGCATTGGTGCCGAACCATCGTGGGATGAAACATCACAACCATTGGATGATGATAGAAGTATCGTCAAAATTAAAACGTTTAATTACTACAATTACTTCAATGGATACAAAGAAGCAAAGGTGATGGTATGTGAATACCTAACTAAAAATAAAAATCCAAATATTAACTTAATCAAAAAAGTACATGACCATCAATTCAATAAAAGTGTTGCATGGCTCATGCGGATGGCATCGAATGGGTTTGTGTTATTGGACGATGAGATTAATATCATTGATGTTGAGGTAGATAGATTGGTTGTCGTCGCAAAAGAAGTGAAAAAAACTAATGATGAGAAAATAGAGAATTCCCCAAAGAAACCAAACGTTCAAGAAATCATGCAGATGAAAGCAATGATTGTTGGTGGGGATTTGGAAGGTTTATTAGATGATTACATCAGTGATGGTGTTCAAGCAAAGCATAAGATTAAACCAATTGGCACATTAATGTTGTCGACGATGTTACCACAGCATGTTTCATTATTGCTTGACCCGTGGGAGAAGCAAAAGAAAGAATACGAAGAATTGCAAACCACGGAAGATAAAGACTTACTAGAATCGTACAGTAATTTTGGTAAGTTACAAATACGTAATCTAATTAAGTTCTGTGAATTGGTGATACATGATTTACATAGTTATGTGACGTACAAGAAGTCAACTAGAGCGAAACCAAAGCGAAAAGCAGTACCTATTGCTAAATTGGTAGGTAAATTGAAGTACATGAAAGAGTTTAGTGAGTTGGGGTTAAAGAGTTTATCACCAACTAAAATTCCTGAGTCTAAAGAGATGTTTGTGTACGACACTAAGAAGCGAAAATTACACTATTACAAGGCAGATGAGTTATCAGGTGGGCTAACTGTTAAAAACAGTTCAATCATTGGATTTAGCGCATCTGAGTCATGTATTAAGACCCTTCGGAAGCCAAAAGAACAGTTAAAAGAGTTCATGAAGTCTAGTAAACCAAATACTAGGAAGTTTTTTAAGAATATTAAGGCAGTTGAGATAAAAACGTCAGGTAGATTCAATGAGAATCTAATTCTTTTGAAAATATTCTAATTTTATCCAAAATCCTATCACAAAGCACCCTTCGGGGTGCTTTTTTATTGTGTTGATGTAAAATATACTTGCACAAATCACTTTTTTATGGTATAATACGCAGTATAAGAATAAAAAAAGGAATTACAAAAATGCAAAACACACAAGCAATCGACACTTTCTTAGCAACATGGAGACAAGCATCATTTACTTACTACACAGAATTATATAACGAACAACGTAAGTTACACGATGTTAGATGGGTGTTAATGGAGAAGTACAATTACAATTGTGTTAGTTCTAATACAGTTTTTGAGCCAGAGTACGTAGAAGCGCAAGATGCACTTAAAGCATTTAACAAAAAACAAACCAAATCAGATTTATATATTTTAGAAAATATAAATTACGATTACAATCAAAAGCGTGGCACACAGTTCTTAGATAAGTTACTTGATAAAGAAGTTAAATCGAAGAAAGTGCAGTTTATTGCTAGAATTGAAAAGAAGTCGGGCGAAATTAAAGATGTTAATTTAACTATCGGAACAGACGGTTCAATTAACGGCACGGTAATCGGCGAAGAAGCAAGGGTAAATGTTTATTCTATTATCGCAGGTGGATACAACATTCAAAAAGCACATTACAGAGTTTTAGTTAAGGAGGTAGCATGAAAGTAGTTAAGTACAATTCGAATCGAGGGGTCAGACATGGCATCATCGTCAAGGAAGGTCGTAAGTGGACACAACTCATATTAATTGAACACCCAATTCGAATTACCAAGGTACTAAATGAAGAGCAACGTTCTATGACCGAAGTTAGTTACCGATTCGCGAGAGCAAAGCGTATAGTACGTGACATGGTTAAGTCACATTATGGTACGATAAGAAATGCACCAAAGAATGTTAGAGCAGTTTTGAAATAAATTCAACATATTAATTTTATTCATGGTATAATACACCTAACAAAAACAAAAAAGGACAATAACATGAAACTATTAACTAACGAAATCAAAAAGAAACTTAGAAGTAATTACATCAAACAAGAAGAAGAGAATATGCTCGGGGGTGAGAAATTTTCAAGAAGTGTTAAACCTGTTGTTAAGTTTTTTAACCCAACAGGCGTAGGGACTTGGTTAATCACAGACATGGATGAACATGGTATTATGTTTGGTTTGTGTGACTTAGGTGTTGGATGCCCCGAATTAGGGAACGTGGCATTACAGGAGTTGGAACAGGTTCGACTTCCGTTTAATTTGGGTATTGAGCGTGATATTCACTGGGAGGCGAATAAAACGCTAATGGAATACTCAAATGAAGCGATTGAAAATCAATACATCAAAGCATAGGAGAAATGACATGACATACGAAGAACAAGAATTTGCAAGACGCACACACGCCAAGCATAATCGTACAATTACTATGGAGTCAAAGGATAACGTTTGGGCATGGCGCAAACTTATTGAAGACAACAGTGCCAATGGCAAAATGTCAGTTGAGCGTTGGGGCAGAGATTGTGACCAATTTGAATCAACTAGTTTAACTGAGATTGATGCTACTTTAGATGCACTTGCTACGTTAGTAGAAGATGTACAAGAGTACGCAGAAGGTCCGTGGAGTTTGACTGTAATGACACAAGAAGAGGTTGCTAATTGGGAACGTAAAGAACACGACCACGGAGCAGAGAAAGACAACTATTAACTAACTAAACTTTAGCATAAATATATGATAAACATTAAGAGTTTGTCATATGCCAACGCTACTAGAACTAAAACAAGATATATTTGATTATACCGCCCTAAGATTAGGCGAAGGTATAATTGATTTAGAGTTAGACCCTGCTCACTACGAAATTGCATACAAAAATGCATTAGGTACATATAGACAACGTGCGCAAAACGCTACTGAAGAAAGTTACACTTGGGTAGAGTTACAACAGAACGTAAACGTGTATACACTGCCTGCTGAAATTTCACATGTAAGGCAAGTATTCAGACGTACAATGGGAAGTACAAACGGTCCGTACAGTTCAAGTTTCGACCCATTTAGTTCAGCAACATTAAA